CGTAAATTGCCAAATACACAATCATCTTGACTTCCTCGGAACCAAATATCGTAAGTACAATTTTCAAATTGAGCTGTTTCTATACGTGATCCTGTGAATGTCCCTGCAGTCGGTGTAACAGTGTTTTGATTGTACAAACCTATATAGGCATTGTAGATTTGGAGCTGAGAATAGTTAGAAATAAACCCACCTTTATTTAAACTTAATTCACTACTAGCCAGAGCAACTAAATTTGGAATATTACTACAATCTAATGTTAACTTTCCTATAATTTGAGAATTGTTAGCTTGTTTTAAATCAAACAAAACTGAAAATCCTGTACTATTCCCACTACCACCTTCTTTAATAGAATTGTAATTACCATTAGGTAATGCCTTAAACTTTGCTCCGTTAGGTACT